TTGATACTCAGTAGGTAAATAATTATTCATTATGTCCATGCTCCTTTAGGTGTTCAATTAATAATTCTAAGCAATGCTTTGCTTTTTCATAATCTTCGATACCATTTTTATACCTAGCTCTTGTAGTATATTTAATAACATTACCTTCTAAAAATGTAAGATTGTTTGACGTAATAAATTCTACAGGTTGAATCTTAAAATTTTTATAATGATTTCCACCTACTTGTTTTGTACGACTAGCATATTCTTTCATGTTTATTTTTTTAAAATTTTTATCTTGTACTGTTTCTTTTATAGCTTCATCCATGCTACCCATTATAACTCCTTTCATGATGATAGTAAAGTATTAATTCTTTTTCTTATATATATTATTTCTTTTGACTGTATAACTTTATAAGCAAAGCTTCTTGTATATGATGGATTTAAATCTGCCATTTCACATACATATTGAAAATTATCACACGTCACTCCTACACTACAAAAGAACCAAGCTTTAGCTCTGTCTCGGTTGACAATCGATATACTTGTTTCATTTGCTTCTTCTGGTTTTGTTGCATCAAGTAAAGCTTGTAAAATTACAGCAATAAATAATGTTCGTTCTTTACTCTCTTTACGATGCTTATCTAATTGGTCAACCGAATATTCCTTCATTAGATTTCTTCAACTTTAATAATATCTTTATGTTTATTTCTAGTATTTTTATTACCAGGTTGTTTATAATCTATATTATATCCTTGTTTAACTTGATACAATCTAGCAGGTTGATAACCATTTTGTGTTGCAAACTCATTTAAATTTGCAACAATAATTTCTTTTCGTGGTTTACTAAAAGTTATTTTATGAGGTCCTATAGCATTGTGATGGTTAGCTCCTCTTACGTATGCTTCAATAGGAGGAAAAAATTTACCTCCTACATAAGCATTATAAAATAATCTTTGGTCTGTTCCTTCTATCATGGTAGTTAATACATTATATTTCATTTGGTATTTCATTTCGTAGTATCGTAAACTTCTTTTATTTTTATATTCTCCAATAACTTCAAATATAAAATGTTTCTTTCCTATTTTTTTAATATCATCATTTAAATATTGAGATGAACCAGTATAGTCTTTCCAGTTAGATTCAACCTTTTTTTTATTTCGTAAATGAAAATACTGTTTACACCCTATATAAGCTCTACTATTTTTTGTATTCGTTATGATGTAAACAAACCCAAACTTATCCAGATTAGGAATAAAAGCTTTATGTGTTTTCTTCCAAACCCAATGGCTAACTACCATTCTAGTATCTCCTCAACTTCAGGAGTCTTTGCAACATGCGAAAGAAACCTGTTACCCCTTGCATACTTAAACAAACGAAGCCCTTGACCACCGTTAGCATCAGACCAACAAACTCTTTTATGAGGACAATACACACACCCAATAGCAAGCTTACGATTCCCACTAGAACCTTCAGGGATATCTTCGTAACATTTTTCAACAGGAGGTTTATTTTTTTCAGCAAAACTTCTAATCTTTTTAACACGTTCTTTTGCATTTATCATCTCCATATCATGCAGTTTCAGTAAAGCCAAAGCTCCACTTTGTTTATCAATAGCAAGAAAAGCTCCTTCTTTTTTTCCTTGTGCTGTTGCATAAGCAGAAAGCTGACCAATATAGCCAAAGGGGTCGTCTTGTAACAACGTTCCATTTTTAAATTTTTTAAAACCCATAGCTGAAGCACTCTTACAATCCACTACCACATCATCAATTAAACAATCTTGATGACCTAAAACACCTTCGACATTTAATTCTTGTTGTTTGTTAGTTACTTTGTGTCCTGCTAAAGTAGAAAATAAAATCAGTAAAGACTCTAAAAGATGTCCATACAAAAATTTAATTCTAACTTCTGGAGGTAACTCTTCTTCTTTCTTTTTAGTATTTAATTCATACCATATTTGTCTATCTTTTTTTCCAATTAAAGACAGTCTTAAATCTGTAGATGGTTTTCTTTTTGTATATAAAAAATCTAGTAAATGACTTTTTAATTCTTCTACAAACACATCAATATTTTTTTCTACATCTTGTTTCGATATAGGTGGTTTGTCTTTTCTAAACAAATCATATATATCTTCTACTAAAGTTTCTATAGTTTTCATAAATTAAAAAAGTGGTAGCAAAAATACATTTACTACCACCCCCTCTCACACATTATTTAGTAAATTGAATCTCATCACCTGCAACAGCATCGGTAGATGAATAACCTTCTGGAACAACATCGAAAGCTTCTGTTTCATCTGAGCTGTAAGGGATAAGGTCTACGACCTGCACAGACCTCAAGTCTGCACCGACTCCTTTTCTCCCTCTGTACTCCCACTCATAAGTAGAATACAGAACATTCACTAAGCTACCATTGCCCACCATCGTGTTAGGAATTAGTTTCTTTTGTCCATCCATAAGTTCTGGTTGACGATTCTTAGAACCATCTTTTCTTCTAACCTTTCTTTTTATGGTAACAAAATCTCCCCTATCGTCTCCTTTATTCTTAACGATAAGTCCGTCTTTTTTTAACACTTCAATATTTTTTGCATCTAAGTTAGACACATCAACTGTCCATACACCATCAGTATCGAAGGTGGTATTTGGATTAGTGATGGCACACCAATATGCTTTACCTGTTATTACACTCATAAATTTTTCTCCTTAAAATATAATTTTATCATATAACTAATATACTTGTCAATGAGTTTCTGCCCAAGTTAATCCAACATTATACTCATTATCCAAAGGACATTTTAAATTTAACATTTTTTCTGTTGTCTTTATAGCTTCCTTTGTGATGTGACAAAATCTTTCTACATCTTTATTAGAGACTTCAAACTGATACTCATCATGAATAGATGCTACTAATTTTACATCTAACTTTTCTTTACTTACAGCTTTAATCATCTCTACTAACCATTGTTTACACACGACTGCTCCTGCTCCTTGTATTAAAGTATTTAAAGCTGAGTGTGTACTCCGAGGATATAATAATCTACCATCTAAACCTTTTAACTTTCCAGACCTAGAAGTTTGATACACCTCTTGTCTTAATTTATTTAAAGCAGGAATGCTTTTTAAAAACGTATCTATTAATGTTAACCCTGCTTGTTTACCTTTACCCACAATCTTCCCTATCTTCTCTGCTCCTGCTCCATACATCAAAGCATATATAAATGTTTTAGCTTGGTCTCTACTATCAAGTCCTGCTAATTTCATATTAAGTGTATGAATATCTCCATTTAATAAATGATTAATGTATTCCTTTGCATTCTTAGGGTCACACTTATACATGTAATGAGATAGACATCGTAACTCTAGTCCACTAGCATCTGTTCCAACAAGCTTATGAGTGTCAATATTTTTGACAGTCCACACAGACCTACACTCCTCTCCAAACGGAGAATATTTAGCAGGAACTTGTTGCATGTTAGGACTATTAGCCGATGTTCTTCCTGTCACCGTAGATAATGTTCTGACCTTACCTCTAACTCTACCGTCCTTTTCACATGCTTCTATCCACGATTTAATTTGTGCATATCGTTTTTGCAGTAATAAAAATCTATTAAAAATTTTAGCTTCTGGAAGTTTAATCTTAGATAAAATAGTTTCATTTAAAATAATATTTCCTTTTTCTGTTCGGTGTTTGGGCTTCCAACCTTTAGATATTAAAACCTCTACTTGTTGTTGTCGGCTTCCAATATTAAAATCTTTGTAGTTAGTTTTTGTTTTTAATTTAATCTCTCGCTTTGGAAAAGTTTCAATAGCTTTCTTTTCTATAGTATCCATCTCGTCTTTGATTGTATTAAAAAGAGTCAAAGCTTTTTTCATATCAAATTCAAAACCATTTTTCTGTTGTCCGTCCATAATCGTTCTAACATTATGTTCTAAAGAAATAGAATATGAAGAAAACTCTTTTGTCTTCGTTAATAAATGTTTGTAAACTGCATGAGTGACCTCAACATCTTGCTTACAATATTCTAACATCTCTTCCGTATACTTATCAAAAGACTCTACTCCACCTTTGTAAATCTTTAATCGTATTCCCCACATTTTTAAACTATGTCCTCCATCAATTAATGGATAGATAAGTTGAGATAAAATTAATGTATCAATAACTTGACTCGGTTTAATTGTAGTTCCAAGAAGATTATTAAGCACAGGAGCATCATAACTAATACCGTTGTGCATAATAAACTTCTCTACTTGTTTAGCCCAAGCTGAAAATCCATGCAGTCTCGGAGGAGGAAAAGTATATACTTCATTCGTATCAATATCCTTAGCAACTATACAATGAACTTGAGTAGGTTTTAAACCATCTGTTTCAATATCAAGAATTACTTTCATACTGCTCCTTTCCACACCAACTACATGCTTCTCCTTTACCAATAAACATTTCTGTTTTTTCAACTGGACAAACATGATACCACATCCAATGACCATCATGCTTACTTAGTTTGCCTTCGTAGTTATCGTTAAATAAAGTTTTATGTGCTTTCAATATCATTCTCTTTTCTTTAAATGTTAATTTTCTTGGTTGATAAACTATTTTGTCTTTAGCCATTTCTTGTGTCCTTCTTTCCAACTTGGTTTATCTTCTTTATCTTTGTGACCCCAATACACTAAATGAAAAGCATCACACTCTGGACAAGATAAGTTTGTAACAATAGCATGTTCCTCATCATCTTCACAGTCATGGTCACCACCCCATATTAGTTCTGTTCCACAGTTATAACATTTCATATGTACCTCCTAGAATGCTTGGTCAAATGTTGAACTTAAATCGTTCGTTTGTGAATAAGGATTCTGAATCTGTTTAATCCTACCTGTTTCTTTGTTGTAAAATAAATGACAAGCAATCCCAAGAGTTCCACAATATCTGTTCTTTAATATTCTTACCTTAACTACGTTAGCTAAGGAAGGGTCATCAGCTTGTTGGTCTCTCTCTAAAGCTATCACACTATCAGATAACTGAGCAATCGAAGCTGACCCTCTAAGGTGTCCAAGAGAAACTTCTCTACCATT